TAAACCACACTCCTCGCTACAGATGTTAAATTATCGTTTGCATCATAATTCAGTGTCTGCGTAATGGTTTTTCCCCCAACCGTTTCCCTAACTTTTGTTAATTTACCAGACGTATAGGTAAGATCTGTTGCTTTCACAACCGTTGTTCCATCTTTTTCTTCCACCCTTGTTAAATCCCCATTGGTGTAAGTGAGAACGATCGTCCTTGTATCCGCCTGCTGAATAATGGCTTGGACAAAATTTACGTCCAGATTTGTTGTCCCGACCTTAAGGAACGCGGAAAGATTAACAGCTTTCCTTCGATCTATGGAAGTAATGACCTGAGAAGCATCCGTCGCAAAATACCAAAGGGGAAGTTTAGCGTCCGCCGTTGCCTGGGAAGTTGTCTTTTTTATCACTCCGTCAGTATCAAGATAAATATACTGCCCCTGGGTAGCGTTTAATTCAATAGAGCCTGCTTGAATTTCGAAACGTACACCATTCACGTATCCTATGCCAGCCGTCCAACTTGCAGTAAGATCGAAAGAAGAAAAAATAAACCCTGGTTCGCTTCCAGGTGGAGACGCTACAAAACTGCCACCAAGTTCCCGAGCCAAGCTTTCCGCCATAATATGGGCATCTTCAATTCCTTTCTCTATTTTATTGGCTCGTGCAGCTGTGAACCGTGTCCCTTGCTGAATGACTTTAGGTTGTCCGGTAACCGGATCGATTTCTCCTGGATCTACCACATGGTCTACCCAGTTTGTCTTTTCATACGCCATTACATTCCTACCTCCACTTTCAGCTGAAGTTCAAATTCAAAGGCAATAAGTAAACCAGTCTCTGTCTTTGTAATAGAGACTGGCTTATGTACAAGCGTATTTCCTTCACCGTTAATAAGTGATGCGCTTTGAATTTGCCCTTGAGTAGTATTATCAAGATAAACGTACTTCGTTATTTTCAGACCATGTACAGCGGTTTTAAAAATAGGAAAGGCTCGTAATTGACCATCTACATTGATAAGTGCACTGGCAACGTGATGACTCAAATCATCGCGCAACAATTCCAACAGTAACGGTTGTACGATTGGTTCATTTGCCACTCTCTACACCCCTTCCTCAGAATAGAATTCATTACATACAGGATACTCTACCGAATAATGGCGTTCTGTCGCTCCTAAAAGCAGAGTTTCTTGATAAATACGGCCTTCTAAGTCATCCTCCGGGTAAAATTCCCCGCAGATAGGATATTCGATATCATACTGACGCGCAGAGACAGAAATTACAATGGTATCTGTTTCAACTCTCCCTGAAATTGAATAGCTGAGGTGTTTTGGCCGCATCTCATATACCATCTGCGACATGCCTTCAAAATCTGCAATTTGGTCCAAGTCTGCAATAATCTCAAATCGTTTTTCACGTCCGTACTCTACAATTTGTGCTTGTTTATTTTTTGTATAATCACGAATCATTCGCTGCATTGAAAAAGGTGTGATTACGTCAGGAACATTCAATCGTGCAATAACCTTGGCACGCTGTGATTCGAGAGGTACGCTTTCCGGAGCGACCGGCAACCCTACTTCCTTCTCCCACTGGTTTAGCCCCCATGTAGCTGTTTTAGGATTACCCTGGCGAATGACATCCAGTGCAAAAGTAATCAACCTCTCCGATTCCCCTTCTACTGCACCAAAAATTCCATTTGCTTCTTTATTTTTTCGATAATAAGGCGGAACGATATGAATTAATCGCTGACTCATATCATCACCTCAAGTGTTACGGTGCCAACTACAGGAATTTCAAAGGAGTCAATCGTTTGATTGGTCATTTCTCCATTGATAGTCAGTTCATCATAATCTTCCACACCACTAACGCTATGGAGAAGAGCCCCTGTTTTCGTGCGAATGATAGTCCTTGATGCCATCTCTACATCTTCATATTCCATTAGTTCGGTAAAGTACGATTGTAGTGCTTTTTTATACGACGCTGTCACCTCTTCCATGCTGTAATTCTTTAGTAGACGTACCTTCGAATAGAAATTGAATACTTTTGGTAATGCTGCCATAACAAATATACCGTCATCACCAGGGCCAAGAGGTCGCTGAGAAAGAATATGACGGCGCGCATTTTCTACAATCGTACTATCTGGAGACGTTCCGTTTTGTCCAAGTAAAACCACACGGACCGTATTCGGCCCGTCCACATTTTCAAATACTCGCGCAGCAGCAACACCTGGAACTTCGAGTGCCCATTCAATGTAATGAGCTCCATTCCCAGAAGTAGCTCGACGACGCACCTTTTGCCAGTATCGATTTCTCAACTCCTCATCCAATTCATCGTCTGTACCCCCTTCCAAATTCCCGAGTAATTCGACACTTTGTAAACCGTTAATTGTATTTACCGGAAGAAGTGTGGTACCGGCTGTGATTTTCCATGCTGCTCCTGCTCGTTCAGCCTCCAACAAGCCAAAGCCTACACCGTTACTGTCTAACACGACTGTTTCCGGAATAACAAAAAACAGAGGGGATATTCCCTCTGTCATGAATCGGGTTCCAGCTCTAATTTCTGAGTTTGGTATGCCAACAAATTTTAATTGTGGAAGGGTAAGTCGTGCCTTTGTAGCAAGTTTTCTCTCTATTCCTGCCACACTAACCGCTAAATCTAAATTTTCCCCTTCTGCGTATTCCACCCATAATGCATAATAAAGAGCCTGGATAAATTGGTAAGCATAATAAAACTCTAACGATACAGGTTTTAAAAAATCATACGGAATACTGCCCTCATCCACATTCATCGGACCAGTAATAGCCAGGTAATTTGTGATTAGTCGATTGAAGATTTCTTCTTCTGTCGGGATCGCAATCATTCCACATACACCTCCTGAGGAATGACGCCTTCATCAGTTATCATAACATAGTTAATCTTCAAACTCGCTCCTACCCATTCGAACTCGAAGTTTTCACAGCGGTCAACGCCATACAAATATTCAATCGCCTCTTTTACCAAACGCTCAGCCTCTGCTTGCTTCCATTCCCGGGTACCATCCGAGCGAATAAGCTGTTTTAATTCATGGCCGTAATCAGAGGTATAAATCGGAAAAACATAGCGCTCGGTACTAAGAGCTTTCTGTCCGTTTTGTTCCAGCGCTTCTACACCATCAATAATGACCGGCTTTCCATTTGATTGGAGAATAAACTTCCCGGTATTTATATCAAATGCATAGGTACGTAAGGAGCGTATCTGTTCCTCCTGTGGAGTTTCTTGGGCTGGCTCTGGAAATTCAGGAAAAACACTCATGTATATCTCACCGCCCGATCCAAGATGAAATATAAAGAATCACAAGAAGCCACAATAATCCGATCGCCTTTTTTAAGCTCGTCTAAAAACTCAATTTCTCCTTCAATTAATTCGAAATCACTGTTGCTTAGCTCTATATACTTGTAATCATGGCTGCTCTGTGGTGGCAGTTTGGGGTATAAGTCATCAACGCTTTCGCTATACATTTTCGTTTTCCCCTGGTTTCGAATGCTGACTTTTCTCTTATGGCTGCACAAGTCTTCCGCAACAACGATAAACTCCTTGGTAATCGGGACTGACAATCCATCGATTTGTATAGATAAATCCGGAGGAGGCACAAGAACAGTGCCTAATTCCAAGCGCAGCTCACCCGAATCCTGAGATGTATGATTTGCTTCTGTTTTTGACCGGCTCTTATATGATGACTGTTGTAAAACGCCAGCTAATTGCTGAAATCCGTTCATGTTCCCGCCTCCTCCATCTGAAGCTGCAGCTTCATTTCATGATAACCCGGCCGAATCGTATGACTGTCCGACCAAACGGTATAAATTCCTTTTAATTCGGTAAACTCTTCGTACACCTCTATTTTTGTACCGGAAATGACATCATCAATCCCGAGGGAGGAAATCGAGGCTTCGTCTTTTACCTTGCTCAAATTCTTCAATTCCTGCTTAGCCTGGGAAACGGCGCTGCCTTTATTTTTGTCCTGTACCTCGATGACCTTAACCAGCTTCCCGTATTTTTTCATACCGGGCGCATCTGACTCTTCGTAAAGCAAAGCATTCGACTTGTCATCTCCCCCAATTACCCTTACTACGGTCCGCATACCAGCGATGGAACGCTTCCGACTGGCATCCAGTAAAGCCCCGCCTTGCTCAATCTTCCATCGCTTCGTTTGACCGCGCTGGGTGCCAATATAGGCTTTTCCGTTCTCAATCCAGCACCAATACCGAACACCGTGCGTTTTGTATACCTGGTTTAAAATATCAGCTGTTGCATCCCAAAGACTCTTACCACGAATCACCTGTTTTTCTACAGGCGGCATCAAACCAATACCTCCGATTGGAATACCTACTTGTTCGAACATACGCCGAAGCAGCCTATCAGCTGGCTCCCCTGTGGTAATAGCCACGACATCGTTATTCAACAAATAGTAGCCGTAATCATAAGCAACAGGAGAAATATCGCCCTTCGCATTTTTATTTAAATCAATCACAATACCAGAAAATAAAGAGCGCGGTGAGCCGGTAAAGAAAGAGACCAGTTCTACAAAGTCTCCCTCTTCCACTTTCGGATCAGGCCAAAATTTGTCGCGCCCTTGATGGAGTTTAATTTCTAGTGTTCGCTTTGCTTCCTGTCTTCCTCCTGACCAAGTAGCCTCTGAAAAAGGAAGGATGATGGTTTTTTGCCCTCGTTTCTGTAAATGAATCCTGTAATCATAGTTAGGTCCCATTTCTACCCTCACTTCAACTTAGGCTTTCCACGCGCCAAATACTTGTCTACCAGCTTTTCCTTGCTACTTTTTTCTTTCGTAGAAGAAACCTTAGCCGCTTTCGTATCTGGGCGCTTTCCCTTTTTCTTTTTACTTTTATCCTTCTCGCTTTTTTGTGCCGGTAATGGCTTCCACTTCCCGCTTGGTGCTTGAAAAACGATATTCACTTTCACAGATTCAAGATGGATAAATTGATACTCTTTCAGTGACAACGAGTATTCAATGTCAAATCCATCCCAATCATATGAAAAGTCACGTATGGTAGCAGCCGTGTTTATCTTGCTTCCGGTTACAATAAAACGTATCGGCCAGCCTGTGTTTTTCCATCGCTCAATGGTAGCCACAAATTCTTCCGGGGAAGGGAAGCCAACATAATCGCATAAACCTGGGTCATACATCTCCGGCCACAAGGAGGAAAAAGAGTATTCCTTTAGCTGTGATTCCCCGATAATGGTTGATTCGCCGACAGAAACCAGGTCAATATCATAATAGGTATGCCCCATTTTTACAGAGAGTTTTGGAGGGAGAACAGGCAATCGTAATTTCTCTGCATTGTTATTCCAAGACAGCCAGAATTCAAGATGTTTTTCTTTCAAACGTCCTCACCCCCGGTAGATCATTCAAGAATGACCGTTCCATGACCGGCCATGATGTGCTGTAGCTTTTTCGCAATGATTTCTGCGATTTCATTTGCTGTCTTCTCCATGTCCATTTGTCCTTCTGCTCCCTGGGTGGCAAGCTGTGGCAAATGAAACTGATTTGTCATCGTAATGTACACCGCACCACCACCCACTGTATTGCTTCCTCCACCTGACGAAGTAGCGTTAGAAGGGACAAGAGAAGGCGAGAAAGAAGGCGTATACGTAGGTGCCCTATACGGTTCTTGGACAAATTCAGTGTTGATAGAAGAAAGTTGCGCCTTCGGAATATCAGAGATACCCGAAATAGCATAGTTCGGATAAAGTGCTACATTACCGAAAGCATCATTGAGGGCATCCGGTAATGCATTGCTGGCATAGGCCACTCCTTCTGCCATCGTTTTCGGAATGGCCATACCGCTGTCTGTCAAACGCGAGAAAGGGCCTTTATCCGCATCCGAGTGTGGTAGGAATTTATCGGCAATCGAAAATACTTTATTAATGGCCTCGCCCACTTTTCCAGCTACCGACATAATGCCATCCACAATCGTAGTCACGATTTTTTGACCGCTACTGAAAAGACCGCTAATCCATCCGTTTAACCATGAACTGATCCCGGTAAATACGCTAATGAACGAAGTTTTGATATTTTGCCATATCGTTGATAGAAACG